CTTGAAAAAGAAAATGCAGAGTTAAGAGCAAAGCTTGAACTAGCTACAGGTATTAAAGGCGAAAGACTTTTACCTATAGAAGAACCTTCAATGGGTGGTGTTTCAGATGAACCTAAGATCATGGAAATGACTCACGAAGAAGCAAAGAAAGGGCTTAAAGGCCGTAAACGATTAGTATCATAAGGATAAAAAAATGAAAAAGATTTTAGTATTAATAGCAAGTTTACTGATAGCAGGAACGGCTTACGCTGATACCTGCGCAACTCAGTTAATGCCAAGTTTTACAGGCAATCAAGCAACGCAGTTATGCACAAAATTAGGACTAGATTACAGCACAGATTTTAACTTTGTGACTGGAAAAACTATCGGTATTCAAGAGGCAACGGCAGCAAGTGCTTGCTCTGGAACGGTAACAGCTACAGGAGCAACGGCGGTAACTATTGCAACAACATGCGCAACTACTGGATCTAGAATTCTTTTAACAAGAAGTTCAGCACCGTCAGGAACCGCGATTTGTTGGCAAACAAATATAGTGAACGGCGTAAGTTTTGATTTTGATTGCTCAGCAGCTGAAACAGGTACTTTTGATTGGTTTATAATTCACGAAGCGCCGTAAATGAAAAAGATATTATTTCTTTTATTGTTATTACCTAGCGTTGCACTAGCGCAAGGATGGCAAATACCGAACCCGGCAGGAACGCCGCGTGCATTGCCTACTCCTGGAACTTCCATGAGTAAAGCTAATGTTGATATTTACGGCAATCAGCAAGTTGTAACAGTAGGATCTGGAGGCTCCGGCCTATCTCAGTCTGTTGCTCCTGTTAGTAGGCAATCAGCATTAAATGGTGTGCCAATTCCTCAGATTAAAGGAACTTATAACAGGGCATCCGATACGGTTGAGGCAGCAAGTACAACCACGGTGCTAAATCTTACGGCACATTCTGCAAGGGTTGGGGATGTAATCAAGTTTAGAAACGGTACAAACACAGGGGCAGAAGTTCCAGTTTGTTCAGTAACTACTGATACAGTAACTCTTTGTGCAGCTTTAGTAGCCGATCCCAGTACGGCAGATATTTGGATTAATTCTCCACAAAGCATAGCTTCTTTTATGGCTGGCGGTGATTCTACACCTGCAAACGGCGCTTCATTAGCAGTAGCGATAGACAGCGGTTATCAGAACGCAGCAGCCACAGGCATACTAAAACTAGAAGACGCAGCCCATGTTAGTGGAGATGCAGGGGTAGCTGTTTGGGGAATTCGTAATGAAACGCCCGCAACATTTGCAGACGGTAACGGTGATTACAGTCCGCTAAGTCTCAATAGATACGGAACACTTAATGTTCAGCTTGCATGGAATGGGGCAACTAGCACCGGAGGTTTACAAACAGATATACCCTATATGCCTGAAGATGTAGCAGTAGGAGCCGGGCAGGTTGTTATGCTTGCAGGAGCAAGGGTTAAAGGTGACTTTAACGCAAGCGCGGCAGATTTAGATGCTGCAACTATAAACGTAGATTTAGACGGTAGATTAGCCACAAATCCATGGGGTGCTGACACTTCAGAAACAGGTCAATCTTGCGGAACAGCAACAGCTTCAACAGCGAACGTAGAAATTAAAGCAGCAATAGTATCAACTAGAATTTATGTAGGATCTATCACTTGCGCTAGTTCAGACGCAGATAATGCAACCAATATAAACTTCAAAGACGGGTCTACTGTAGTAGCGGTAGGTGGAGTTAATCAAATGGCTACTACTTCAGCCGGAACATTTACAGCACAATTTAACCCTCCGCTTAGAGGCACAGTTAACACAGCTTTTAATTTTAATACGGCAGTATCAACATCAAGCGTCATTTGTTGCGCTAGTTGGTACACATCAGGGAATTAACGGCTACATAAGCACGATATAAGACGATGAGAAAAGAGTAAGGGTTATGAATGGCGACAATATCGGACATACTAAACGAATTTTGCGACCGGATAAATCAGCCGCGTGAATCTTCATATGTCGGCAACACTACGCCGGGCGCTAGGCAATACGTTTCTTTATTCAAGTTTATCGGCCAAAAGTTATTAGATAATCCGAACGGCTGGAATCAGCTAAAGAGATTATTTTTCTTTCAAAGCTATCAAGGAATTTCAAATTATCAGTTGCCAGGCGATTACGAACGCGCCTTAGTCGGCACACAATGGGGTGTAACGAATCAAATACCGCTAGCGGGGCCTTTATCAAATGCAAGACTAGCATTTCAAACATTCGGCGTTAATATCGCGACTCCTTTCCCTGGATATCAAAACAACGGAGCGCAAGGCTATAAGATTGCAACTTCGCCTTATACCCAGACTTCAGCAGGGTATTGTCAGCTATCACCATCAGGGCAAGACAACGTAACAGAATCAGTCATAGCTTATACATCTAATAATTATGTTTGGCCGCAAAACTGGATCGCAAACACGGCTTACACAGCAGGGAATATTAGAACCGTTCAAGATGAAATTTGGATTTGTGTAACTAACGGAACTTCAGCAAATACAGGGCAGTTTCCTAAATTTGGCATGGATAATAATGTTATTTGGCAGCCGATATTAACTTATGTAGTTAGTGAACTTTACTTTGCCGGGCAATATGTCTTTACAGGTACGAACGTTTATAAGGTAACAGTCGGCGGCAAATCATCAGCCGGAACTCCCGCAGTAACTTCAGGTACAGAAACGCTAGGAACAGTTACTTTTGAATTCGTTTCAACTCCTTCAAATTGGGTAGCAGGCACTACTTACGAGGCCGATGATTATGTAAAAACTCCGACCGGAGCCATCGGCTATAAATGCTTACAAGGCGGCGTGTCAGGACTATTAGAGCCGAAATTCTATTTTAATCTTGATAGTACGCAATACGCACCGCCGTTAATTTCTAAGCGAGTGGTAGACGGTGCAGCCGTTTGGGCTTTGTATAAAGAAAAATATCCAATCACAGCGGACACTGATTTTGTAATTTTAGATTCAGACTTATTTGTCGAGGGTATGCGGTGGGCTTGGTATGACGCGAAGCAGCAATTTCAAGCGGCAGCGACTTATAAATCTAATTGGGAAAATTCAGTCAGAAGCGCATTAGGCAGGCAAAATGGATCTGTGATTGTTAACGCAGGTGTGGATGTGAATTCAACCTATACATGGCCTGTGGTGCAACAAGGAAGTTGGGGGAATATACCGAGTTAAATTATGGCATATACAAAAGGAAAACCAGCATCAAACGCAATACCTGTAACCAAAGAAAGGTTAATAGAAAAATTCTATGCTTCTGTCGATACTAAAGATCCAGAAAAGTGCTGGAATTGGACGGGGCCTAAGCAGCTTAGTTATGGACTTTTACAAGTTGGAAAGCGAAAAGGGCCTAATCATTTCTACGAAAGAGCGCATCGATTTGCAATAAGAGAAATAGGCGGCCAAGATCTAAGCAAAGACGATTTAGTTTGTCACCAGTGCGATAATCCTTCGTGCGTTAATCCTGCACATCTATTTATTGGCACACATTTAGATAATATGCGCGATAAGCGGATTAAGAATCGTCATGCTAGGGGTGAAAAAAGCAAGAGGGGGCATTTAACCGCAAGCGATATTAAAGAAATAATTAGACTGAGAACATTAGGCAGAACATACAAGGATATAGCCGAAATATTTTCAGTCCATCCAGCAACGCCATATAAAATATGTCATGGCAAGTCTTGGAAGCATATAGAAAGGGAGGTGTAACATTACGGTTTATCAAAACGATCCTTTTGGAATCGGAGACTATTCAAATTATTCATCTTGGAAGCAAGTCAAAATGCCCGACGGCCAAATCTATTATGAAGTGCCGGGCAATCCTGGGTATGTTTTCGATCCAGTAGCTTCAAGGGCATCAGGCAGGCAGACATTCAGAAAAAATCCACAGCTAGCGATAACTGCACAGCAGGAAGAACAAGATAGAATAAAAGAAGCGCAAGAGCAAGAAGCCTTTAACAGAAGCCCGACCGGGCAATTATTACCAGTAGTAGGATCTACGGCGGGGCTAATAGCGGCTAGTCAATTAATGACACCAGCAGCCGATCCAGTTAGCGCAGCAATAGCAGCGCAAATACAACAACAAACAGCAGCGCAGGCAGCGGCACAAGGCGCAACGCAAGTTGCTACGCCAAATGTTATAGGTGCTACAGCATCTCCGGGCGTTACAACAGGCGCAGGCGGTGGATCAGCAGTCGGCGGTGGCTTTGGAGGCGGCGCAGCAGGCGCAGAAGCGGCAAGCCCGACAATCTTAGGCAATGCGGCGGGTATGGGAGTTTTACCACTAGCAGGTATTGCAGCCGGAACTTACTTAGGCGGCAAATCTGCTTATGATTTAATTCAAGGCAATAAAGATAATTCAATACCAGGCAAAATTGGTCGCGGAACTTTGGCAGTAGCTACGGGCGGTATTTCTGAATTAGCAAGAGCATCAGGTATATTTGGCGGTAAATCTACAAAAGAAATCGAGGCCGGAAGGTGGGGCGCAGTTGGTAAAGAGGGCGCTATGCCAGAGGGGTATGATTATTTTTCTGGTACAGGCGGAGAGAAATCACGCGATGAAAAATTCTTAACTCCTGATGCTATCAGAATGAACCCGGACAATTATAATAACGTGCCGGATTGGGATAGCTGGGATAAAATATCGCAAGATAGATTTTTATCTACGCTATTAAAAGAAGGCAAAGTTCAAGAGAAGAAAGGTGGTATTTATTACGATGATGATAGAGCTAAAAGCCTAGCAGAAGAAATCAGAAAATCATCAACTCCGGCATCATCGGCAGCGCAGAGCGCAATGCAAAGCACTAAGCTACCAACACAGGAGCAAGTTGCTACATCTAGTTTAGGCGGCTGGGCTAATCAGAAACTAGGCGCAGCGCCTTTTGTTCAGTTGAGCGATCCATTGTTGAAAGCAAACGGACTCTCTCTAAATACTCCGCCTGCAAATGATAAAATGTTTATAGTCGGCAGAGATGGCGCAGCGCCGCCAATAGTAAACACTCCAGCTCAAGCAGCGGCATTAGAAGCAATGCGCAGAAGTTCAACGTTATCGCCGGGCATCGGCAAAGACGGCAAGCCTATAATTTATAGGCGGTAGGAATGGCAAACACGCTTTTACCACCGCCGTACAAAGGACAGAACGATCAGTTCCCTTTGATATCTATTCAATCTCCTTATTGTGAGAGGATGGTAAATTTCAATAATTTAGATGGCACAGTTAAGGTTAGGCAGGGGAATGATAGATGGTCAGCGGTTGCAGGCGCAGCGCAATATGTAACAGATTATATAACTTCATTAGGAACTGAGTTATTTCTAGTAATGCGCAGGCCAGTTACTGGATATAAATTTTATGATGTAACAACTACAGGAGGCGGCACACTAGATCATACGGAATTAGGTACAGCTTCAGTAACTCCTAATGCTTTCTTTTTTAATGATAATATTATTTTTTGCATTGGCACAGATGGCGCTCTTTTATATGACGGATCTACTTGGGCGTTAGCCTATACCTTTCCTAGCATTGCTCCTTCTGGTGGGACTCAATTCAAGGCAAGAGCATATTTCGCAGATTATAATAGCGCAAAATTTGGATACGGGGGTATCGATGCAATTACTGGATCTGTTACTGAGGTTGATTTAACCAGTCAAATCACATCAACAGCAGTAATTTACATGATTAGACCTATTTCCATGACTCAAAATTTAACATCTGAGTCGGTATTGTCTTTTATATTTTCAAGCGGAGAAATCCTTGTTTATTCTGGCTCTTATCCAGATGCTACCAATTGGAGCAGAATAGCAAGATTTAAAATCAGCAAGCCTATATCTTTGGCTTCTTATATAGAGGCTAAAGGCGATACTATTATATTTACTGAATCGGAGATTCTTTCTTTAAGAAACCTATTTGTCAGTGGATACGATAAGGAAAGGGATGAAGGAATAGGATCTGCTATTAATAAGAGATGGAGACAATGTATAGCCGCGTTTTCAGGCACATTGCTATATCTGAATATAACAGGCGCTTATGATGAAAAATATGATCGTATTATAATTGCATTTCCTAAATATGTTAACCCAGAGACTGGGCTAGCAGTAGATAATACGCTTTTCTTACTTATTTATGATTTTAACTTAGAAGCTTGGTACGAATATGTACAAACTGATACTAGAATTAGCTCTGTAAAATCAATTACCTTTTTTAATGGATCTATTTATATAGCTATTATATCCACTACTTCGGACGAAGGGTTAGTTGTTAAACTAGAAGCGGGATCCGGCTTTGTTGACGATCAGCTTGATGGAACTGGAACAAATCCTATTGATTATGATCTTATAACCGCACCACTTCCAATCTCAAAATTCGGAGCAAACGCAATCACAGGGGTTGAGGCAATAGTTAAATCCGACCTATACCCACAAACAAGTTATAAATTCATAGCAGATTTAGGACGGCAGGAAACAACAGCGCAGACCTTGCCGGATCAGGGAACATCAATAGCAAAACCGATGATGAACGTAGGTATCCAGGGGGCTATAGCAGCACAATTGGAGATATACGGATCTACCGTATCTGCTAGCATAGGACTTGAGATCAGCGCACTTAATGTTTGGTACAATTCAGGTGATTCAGGAAGTAGATAATTATGGCAAAAAACAAGCAAAACAATAAACAACCTCTAAACCAGAAGGTGACAGACGAGCGACTAGGCAGCGTTTTAGCAACGCTTGAAAAGCGGCAAAAAGAAGGAACTTTAGGGCCGAATGAGAAGCGCAGATTGCAAGACTTGAGAGCAAAATCAGGAACAATGCCACAGCCGGGAGTAGTCACGCCTAACATTGACGCGACCGCAAATATTAACCCGGACGGCTCTTTTAACAATCCACAAGATGCTTTAGACGAAGCCGGAACAACCTTCGATCCTAATGATCCATACTGGCAAGATTTATATAAGAGAAATTACGATAATACTTACGGACTAGCTACAGCAGGATTAGAAGAAAGAAAAGCTAGGGAAATGGAAGATGCTAGGCAAATAGCTGCAGAACGCGGCTTACCATTCGATCCAGGCAATAGGGAGAGCGCTTACGGAAAGCAAATTGGCGGCGTGAATGACCGCTATGACGACCTTTACAGCCAGGCATCAGGGCAAGCCTACCAAGCAGCAGAATCAGCTTACACAGCTCAAGGTGGATTAGCTAATCAAGGCTTTGTTTCTTACTTAGAATCAACGCTAGGACTATCAGAAGCTCAAGCAAGAGCTAAGGCGTTAGAGTTGCAAAGATACGGAACAGACAAAGATTACAAGGCGAAGATGGCGGCAGTTGCTAAATCTGGAAGTGGCGGATCTAGTGGTGGATCCGGCGGCGGTAGCACTGGCGGCGGCTTTGAAATTTTGGGGTAAACAATGGCAGACGAAAGCTTATTATCATTAATTTCCCCGGCAGATTTAGCCGGATTTAATCAACAGGTAACACAATCGGATCCGTTCGGAATAGCGGGCAATTCGCTTGCATCGTGGCAGCCGAATTATTCTTACATGGATGCGACTGAATCAGGTTTGACTTCATTCGGCAAAGCATTTGCACAAGGACTATTACAGAATTATGCGCAGAACAACGCAAGCAAGCAGCTAAGTTCCGTCATTAACGTACTTCCGCAATTATCATCAGATCCGCTAGGTACTGCAACTCCTGAAGGTGTTGATAGCTCACCTTTTAACCTCATAAGGGGATCGGCTTACTTGAATAAGGTTAAGAGAGAGGAGGAAGCAAAAGCCAATAATCAGGCAACGCTATCCGATCTACTTAAAACCGTAGGTATAGAAGGAATAAAATCAGGAACTATGGATCCTCGGAGCGCATTAGATTTAGTCACTAAAGGCAAACTTCCAGAAACAGGAGTTGTAGATCCTTTGGCTAATCCGAATAGCCCGAATTATAAAGTAAATCAAGATTTGTTCAAAATTGAGCAGACTTATACGGACAAGCTTTTAACAGGAGCCGAACCACAGCGAGTGATGGCTATGAATAGAGCATCAACAAATATTTTAGATGCAATAAAAAAGAATAATCCGTTAGCAGCTTCAACCGCAATTTTCGAATATGCGAAATTACAAGATCCGGCGGGAACAATAAGAGAAGCGGACGAAATGAGAGTCTCTGATCCAGGCGGCCCATTAGGGGCTTTGGCTCAAATTCATAACCAAATAACCGGAGAGGGCAAACTAACGCCAGACGCTAAAAAAGCAATGAGAGAATTAGTGCCTATGCTACAAGAAAATACTTTCAC